CAAGGTGAAGACTCCTATGTTATTGGGGTTGCCTTATCGTTTAGGTGCTACCCCTGATAAACATAAAGCTGCTGATTGTGTTTCTCTTGCAGGAGAAGTTCTTAAAAATTACGGTATAGATTTTCCTTGTCAAAAGCGTGAATGGTACAGGCGTTTAAGAAAAAAAGATTATGACGTATTTCGTGATGAATTGAAAAAGTGGGGAACACTTACAACAACCGCTAATATCGGAGTTGTAGCTCTCTGTAAAGCAGAAAAAGGTTACGCTTTAGCAGTTTATTGGGAAAGAGGTTGGCTATCATTCGCAGACAAGACGGTTCGTTGGAACCCCATAGACGGATTGGCGGTTTTAGAACGTTATTGCCCTATGAAGTAGGACTTTGTGAATCGTTAGGTATTACAGAGAAAGAATATTTTGAATTTTTAGATTTAACCGAAGCTTATTTCCCTGAAAGGAAGAAGGAATACGATCATATTCCTAATATCGTGGCAGGTCCAGCCGCTGCGGTTTTGCCGGGTTGGATGGTTTCAACAGTAGGAACAACAGCTACTCTTTCCGCTTGGGGGTCTATTGCAGTTGCCGTTGCAATGACTGCTATTTCCTATGCTTTAACTCCTAAGCCAAAAGATCCTAGTCAGTCTCCAAGATTACAAATTGGTGGCGTTCAAGGTAGAAGTAGATTTAATCCTTTAAGTGGATTTGATTCTGTTCAGGACTTAGCAGCTCTTGGTTCTTTTATTCCTTTGGTTTACGCAAGACAAGGAGTAAGGGTTGCAAGTCAACTTCTTTGGTCGCAAATAAGAACAGCTCAATATGGCGAAGTTATTAATGCCATTGTTTTGTTCTCTAATGGAGAAATAGGATCTAAACCAAAATATGAGTCTTTAGCTTTAGGAGAAGTTTTTTTAGCAGATTTAGCTGAGTCAAAGATAAAAGTATATTTTTCTAGAGGTGCAAGGTCTGATGGGAGATTGCAAGGTGTAGCAGATACTCAAACACCTTCAATTACTCATGATCAATACCAAGAAGGATCATCCCCAAATGCTAATAATTATGGTAATAGATTTAATAGGGAATATGACGACAATGATCCGTTCCTTGTAAAAGTCGTTAGTAATAATTCTGTTTCATACAGACCTAGTTTTAGCAGCACGAAAACGCCTTCTACTAATAGTTCTTTTGGTGTTTATTCACCTATGCCTAATGGCAATGCTTATAAGGTTAATTGGGAATTATTACTACTTCCTCTAGATGCAGATGATGGTGTTAAAGCAGATACAAGGATTAAAATGGGAAAAATTTATCATAAATATCCTAGATATGTAGGAATTACTAATCATGGAAGTTCTCCTACTCATTCAAGTGCGGGAAATGGTGTTGTCTTAAGGCCAAATGAAGTAGTCCCTGGATCTTTAAGTGTTAATTATCGGATTTATCACAATCAAAACGAAAGTGCATTTATAGATTCAACAATTGCCAACTCAGATCCAACAAAGAAATGGACAAAGTTTTCTCCTTGGGGGTCGTCAGATGCTAAAGCTGTTGCTGATACAACACGGGAGAATGTTGATGATGTAATGAGTGTAGGGGAGCAATATATGGTTGGTTCTACTCTAATGACAGTAGAGCAAGAAGATAATGGTAATAGATGGACAAAAGATCCTGTTCTTGGTTTTTCAAAAGCTATAAGATTAAAGGCAGATGAACCTGGTTATCTTGAATTTAGAAATACAGATGAAACACGAGAGCCTTATGAATCTTTAGTTGTTCAAAAAGTAGAACTTGCAACTTTTTCAAATACTAAAGAATGTGATATTACACAAGTAGGTTTAAAAAGCACTGTATGGAGAAGGATAAATGGATTTCCTAATGTTAATGAAATGCCTTCTCAGCCAAGAATTGCTTCCTATGAAAAAGCAAATGGATCTATACAAATAGGACAAGTAAGCAAATATGTTAAGAGACTGAGTTTCTTTAAAATACAGGCAAAAAGAATGAGTTCAGGAGATGATTTTGCTGATATAAGTAGTACTGTTATTTGTGTTAAAGGTTCTGCTCCTGTTGCTCAATACAATTCAATTGATATACAACATTTTAACCCTAGTCAATATGAATTTAGATTTTTACCAGTCCCAGGAAATGTAGTCCTTAATTATTACCAAGGTGTTGTTCATGTTCTTGATTACGCTGCTCCAAGACAACAAGAGTCAAACTATACTTTAGGGTTATCACTTGTATATCACGCAAGAGTTGAACAGCTTCCTACCAATAAGAAGAATGGAAACTCTTTTACTAATAACACTGAATGGGACAGAGGTGGTTTGGGTGGTGCAATAGATGTTGCTACTGGACAACCAGTTCAAGACATTACTGGTCCTGTCGAGCAATTTGCCCCTTTAACTGATAACAATCCTTGTCCTAATGTTTCTGATCTTCAGTGGTCATTTAATACAGTTAATAATGGGCTAGGAGCTTTTGGCTTAGTCCCTATAACAACTTACCAAGGTATCGGCCCTGGAAATGTAGATTCAAGAACTCTCCCTAATAGTCATCCTCAAATTCATGACGGATATTGGACTAACGTTACTAACTACAATCTCAAAGGAACACCTGCTGTAGGAAACTCATATTACAGCCCGCAAAAAGGAATTGTTGCTATCCGTGTTCCTCACTCAGATACTCACTACCGATGGGTTTTCATCTTTGGCGGTACTTTGATTCCAAATGGAGTAACAGTTGAATATCTTAAGCCTAGAGGCCATAAGCCAATAACAGATTCGGATTGGACTTCTCCAGTACAATATCGAAACCCTGATGGAACTATGGCTCAGGTTTGGCATAGATTTCGAGTTGCAGTAAATCCTTCTAGTTTAGGAGGAAAAGAAGATTGGAGAGGAGGACATCCAAATGGTCATGATCATTTTGCTGTCGCTGTTCAAAAAGCAAGTAGACAACCTCCTACAACAACAGTTGTTGCGAAACAGACAACAGCCGTAACTGGTTCAGGAACTGGAATGATTGTTGAAGTCACAACAACAAGTGATAGCAGTAATACTTGTAAGCGATATTCTTTGTTTTCAGGAGGTTCTGGCTATAAAGACGGAGATAGAGTCAGCGTTAACGGCGAATCACATACAGTAACAGTCCAAATTGTACCGCCAACTATTGATCCTCCTGATGTTGATACTCATGGTAACTGGACAGAAAAAGAAAAAGAATTTTATAGAAATTATTGGTCAATTGTTAAACATAATCCTAATAATGCAATTGCTGATTATTTCTTGTTTGATGCAGAATCTTCAAGCCATGAGAATGGACCCGAGCATGAATTAACTCATGTAAATGAAATTGTTCATGCAGGATATAGTAATGCTCCTCAAATTAATTACGAGCATCTTGCTATAGCAGGAATAAGAGTTGGAGCAACAAATACTTTATCTAGTTTTAATTCTTTTTCTGCTTTTATTGAGCAAGGAATAATAGTAGATCGTTTGGTTAATGATTCCAATAATGGGCTTCCTACTAGAGGATCTTTAAAAGCATCTACTGATAATTTTGTTGAGATAGCACATGATTTGTTGACAAATAAATCTTATGGGGCTGGAGATGTTGTAGGTCATGATGGTGTTGATCGGTTAAGTATGATTGAAGGAGCGAAATATTGCAAAGCTAATAATTTCCATTGGAATGGAATTATTGATCGTCAATTTAATTTAAGAGAGTTTATTTTTGAACATGCTGGTTATAACTTCTTAGATTTTTCTATTTTAGGTGGTCGATTTAGCTTAAGACCTAGTTTCCCTGTTAATAGTGATTACACGATTAATTATGATGCAACTATTGATTCAGGCATTGATATAAAAGCCTTATTTACTGATGGAAATATGAAGGGTATTAAAGTTAGTTTTTTAACTCCAGAAGAAAGGAAGATGTTTAAGGCAACTGTTATTTATAGAGATGATAGAAGGAATGAAAATAAAATAGCGGGTTTCCCTGAAAATATTGCAAAGACTTATGCTTACAATCCAACAGGACAAAATGCAAATGATTTCTTTCCGACGGCTGAGCAATTGCCTGAAGAAGTTTTTGATTTAAGTAATTGGTGTACTCATAAAGAACATGCAAAACTTTTTGCTGCTATTGCTTTATCAATAAGAAAAGAAGTTGATCATGGGATTGTTTTTGATACGCCGCCAAGTTCTGTTTTTGGGTTGCTTGCTGGTGACTATATTCGGGTCTTAACAGAAGCAACTCATACAAGTCGATTTAATAATGGAAGTATTGATGCTAATGGATACGTCACTTCAAGAGCAACTATTTCTGGTTCGATTAATACTTATTGCTGGACACCAGGAACATTGGGAGGAATAGAAGAAAAGAGTTTTTCTGTTGGTAGTGATGGTAAAAATTCACTTGGTTTAACTAATAAATTATTTGCTCAAGTTGACAACACAACTGAAGATAGAATTTACAAGGTTGAATCAATTACTTATGGAGAAGAAGGATTTATTCAAATAGCGGCTAGTCACGCTCCTTTGTTTAATAATAAACTTGCAGTTTTATATAACGCTAACCCTTATGCTGCTGCTAATGGAATTAATTTCATAGATCGCTTTCCTGAATTAAGAGGACTTTAAAAATGGCTAGTTTTCCTGCTTCCGTTCCAACTCCTACAACTAGAAGTTATTCTCCTGGCACATATCCACAAGCAGAGTTTGAAGCTCAAAATGGTGTTAAAACTGTGATTCGTTATGGAAAAAACAGAACGAACGCAACACTGTCATTGGGTTTTAGTAATATTACTGATGCTCAAGCAGCAAGTATTTTGTCTAATTATGAAGCTGTTAATTCTGTATGGGATAACGTGACTTTTGATGGAACAAATGTTATTGATGGTGCTGATAGTCAACTTCAAGCCTTTTTCAAAGAAGGAACTCCTTTAAAATGGAGATATTCTGGTCCTCCAAACGTTACAAGTGTTTTCCCTGGTATCAGTAATGTGAGCTGTAGTTTTGTTGCTTGTTTGGATGCACCCATATAATAAGAACAACGTATTGATTTTTTAGGTCGTGGCTTTTTATAGCGGAAAGGACGGACAGCTTTTTATTGACGGCACTAAAGCCGCCAAAGTTCAATCTTGGTCTTTTTCTAGTTCACAAGCTGTTCTTGAAACAACAAGTTTAGAAGACACTGACAGAACAATTGTTCAAGGAGTTAGAAGTTATAGCGGCAGTGCAAGATTGTTTTACTATCAAGCTTCTGCTGGGTCTGGCGGAGATGTAACAACATTAATTGGTAAATGTATTAAAGCTGCTGGTAGTACAGATATGACCTCTACTACTGCAACTTTAAAACTAAAAATTGTTGATGGTTCTGCTAATGGTCGTTTTATTACCTTCTCGACTTTGATTACTGGAATATCAATGAATAGTGCTGTTGGTGAAGTGTTAAGTGCTGATATTAGTTGGGAATCAAATGGAGCACCTACAGAAGTATCTATCTAAATCATGGGTGTTTATTTTGGGCAATCGGGTGAAATAGCCCTTAAAAGAGATGCACTTCAAGCTGCTTTGCAGACGAAGTTAGATCCTTTTGATGTAAACACTTCAACAAAGAGATTTAGTGTTGATCATAGTTCTGGTTCGTTGTTGACAGGAGATGAAGTAGAAATTGAAACGGTTGATGGTTCAACGCTCGAACTTGTTAATGGTCATAGCTACCCAGATGGCAAGTGGTTTATTAATGTTGATCCTATGGGAGGTATTCGTTTATATGACACATTTCCGAAAGCAATAGAAGGATTACAGACAAACGCTTTAACTCTTGTCACTCCTAGTGCAGCAAAAGATGTTTTAGTAAGGACTCGAAATGAAAGGTATAGGCATGTTGCCAATGTTCGAGATTTTGAGATGACAACGAGTAGAGAGCAAGTTGATTTAACAAACCTTGGAGATGAATTTAGGAATCAATATGAAGCTGGATTAATTAGCGGTCAAGGAACAATGAGTTGCATTTGGGAGCATAGTTATGACACGGGAGATAGAAAAAATGAATATGGTGGCGATCCAGAATTTCCTTTTTATCTTGCTCAGTTAATCGTTAGGACACAGCAAGGATCAGATTTTGATGGTTTGTTTTACATTTACCGTGATCCAAATAATTCTGCTAAAAACGTTTATTACGAAGCGAATTGTATTATTACTAATGTTGCTGTAAGTGTTACTCCTGCGGAAGTCATTGAGACTAGAGTTGAATTTATAACCAATGGAGTTATTCGATTAAAGACTGGTGACACTGCTGGTTATCTATTACAGGAGAACTCAGATAAAGTTTTACAAGAAGATGAAAGTCCCATATTGCTCGAACAGGTTTAAACTATTGCTAATGGTTTTTAGTTAGTAGTCAATGGCTGATCTACAGATAAGTAATCTGCCTGCTTTAGCAGAAGCAGGGATACAAAACACTGATGTATTAGCCCTTGCTGATCTAAGTGCGACTGAGACGAAGAAGGTCACTGTAAAAGACTTAGTAGCGGCTGGTG